CGAAAGCTAGAGCGGGTGCCGCTGGATTCTTATCACAAATTGGTCAGGTGAGATAATGAAACTTCCCCCGCATCTTGGCTCGATCCAAGACCTGAAAGGTAGAGAAAATCAAGCATTCAATGCCGAGGCTATGTGGCACGATCAACTGTCTGATGTGTACGAGTATTTCCTGCCTCAACGGAATCTGTTCGAGACCCAAGATAAGGGCCAGAAGAAGATGGATCGTATCTTTGATTCTACGTCTCTAACCGCTATCCAGCAGGGTGCTAGTAAGTTACAAGAGAACATAGCACCGATCTGGGCTAGATGGGCCACATTCAACCCATCGAACGAGATTCTCAACATGCTAGAGACCGGAGACTATAACGTCACCGAGAAGCAGATCAGAGAGAACCTAGAGAAGCAGTCAGAGATTGTATTCGACTATATCAATCGCTCTAATTTCGGTACTCAGTTCTATGAGGCCGCGCTAGATTTATTGGTCGGTACTGCTACGCTGAAGATTGATGAGACCGATGACGATTCAATGCCGATTGTCTTTAACTGCATACCCCAACGGGGCATCGCTTTTGAGGAAGGGCCATACGGTACCATCGAAACGCACTGGAGACGGTTCAAGGTTAAGGCCAGACTACTAGAACGAATGTGGAAGGGCTTTCAACCATCGTCTAATGTCCAGAGCATGATCGATCACAAGCCAGATACNGAGGTAGANGTATCAGAAGGCGTAATCTATGACCCGAAAGACAAGAAATACTATGGCTGTCTATGGGTTAAGCAGGAAGAAAGGTTCTCATGGGTAGAGGATTTCGGTAATTCATCCCCTTGGGTCACTGGACGGTACACCAAAGTCTCTGGTGAGGTGCGCGGTAGAGGCCCAGCCATGCAAACGCTGCCAGATGTACGCTCATTGAACAAGGCGAAAGAGTTTGTATTGCAGAAGGCCGCTATAGACCTCGCTGGTATGTACACTGCTACCGACGATGGGGTCACTAACCCCTACAATATGGTTATAGCGCCAGGGATTGTTATTCCAGTTGGTTCTAACAACACCAATAATCCGTCTATACAGCGACTAGACACAGCATCAAGCCTGTCACTAGCCCAGTTCGAGATCGTAGAGCTGCAAAACTCTATCAAGATCGCCATGTTTAACGACTTGCGTGATCCAGCAGGGCCAGTAAGGACTGCCACAGAGATTGCTATCGAATCCAGAGAGCTAGCCAAGCGCATAGGCTCCGCATTCGGACGGCTACAGACCGAAGTGCTGATACCTGTACTCAAGCGCGTAGTATCTATCCTAATCCGTAGAGGCTTAATCACCCCTATCGAGCTAGATGGTAGAGATGTCGAGGTTAAGTTCACGTCTCCACTAGCAAGGGCGCAAGACTCCGAAGACATTCTATCGGTACAACAAGCGGTAGAGTTTGTTCTGGCTACTGCTGGGCCTGATCAAGTACAGATGGCGTTTAAGATAGAAGACTTTGGTACTTGGGTAGCAGAGAAGACGGGCATGAGTTCCGAGCTAGTACGAGATGACGCAGAGAAAGAGCGCATCATCCAAGCTGGAGCAGAGGCCAAGCAGATGGAAGCCCAACAACCAATGGCTGAACAACCCCCACAACTACAGGCGGTGCAATGAGTTGGGATGATTTAGAAGTCAACGAGGATCAGGCGAGGGAAGCCCAAGGTGCGATTAGAGAAAGGCAAGCGGAGTTAGCCAAGGCTTACAATCGCTGCTTTGCATCGGACGATGGCATGAAGGTACTAGAGGACATGACCAAACGATTCCTGCTAGAGAACGACACTTCCCTTTCCGCACAGAACATCAACTATGAATCGGCTTACCACAACGGTGAGGCTGGTGTCATGCGATACATTGTTCATCAAATCCAGCAAGCGGAGAAACTATGACTGAGAAGAAAAAGAAGAAGGCCGAAATTGTCTGTGATGAGAAAGCCTATCTGACCGAAAAGAAATTCAAATTTGAATGGCTAAATAGCCTAGCGGAACAATATGGATTCGATAAGTTTGAGTATCTCCATAAGTTCCGAGCATTCCGATGCTACAAAGAAGACAGGCATCTGGATTGGGTAGATATCAACGACCTATCCCTAATCAATGGGGGTAGAAGACTTGAGGAAATCCGTTTGAAACATCAAGCGGTCAGTCCTAGACGGGCTGTCATTCAATATCCGTGGAGATAAACATGAGCGAACAAGCCATAGAGAGCGATACTTCAGAAGAACCAGTTAGCCTGGTAGATGCCGCTGAACCGCAACTAGGCGAAGGTGAATACTTCTTAACCGATGGGATCAAGGGCGCTGGTGATAGGCCAGAGTGGTACTTGTCCGAGAAGTATAAATCAGTTTCAGACCAAGCTGCTGCATACAACGAGTTATCCAAAAAGTTCGGCGCATTCAAGGGGCACCTAAAGATGGATACTCCATGCCTGAAGGTATCGACCAAGAAGACGAGTTGATGCAAGAGCTAGTCGGTTTTGCAAATGAATCTAACATGTCTCAGGACTACTTCAATAAAGCATGGGAGCTGTTATCTGCACAATCAGAGGCAGTAGAAGAAGTTTCCGCTGAGACCGAGATCGCCAAGCTAGGGGATAACGGGGTAGACCGAATTAAGACCGTCGAACAGTTTATGAAGAACAGTCTCGATAGCGATACCTATGAACGTCTACGCTATGCAGTCAATAGTGCGGAGTCAGTCGAGCTAGTAGAGGCGTTAATCAATGCTACTGCTCCAGCCAAACTGCCTATCGATGGGCATATCCAGCCTGGAGGCATGACGTGGGCCGATATAGAAGCTGAGATGTTCCGCAAGGATGAGCATGGCAATCTTCTTAGGTCGGTAGATCAAAACCATGAGAAAAAGATCCAGAGCATGATGAAAGAGTTTGGTGGTGATAAACCATATGCTCAACAGTTTGGATAGTTTGCTTTTACATAACTAAATGTTATTATGTCTGAGTCAGATACCCCATCTTGGGCCTGACAGATTTGGGTTGTAGACTGACCGATCTGTCGGGCACTCAGTCAAAACCTCATAACATGCGAGTGTTTCATGTGAAACATTAGCGTTAAATTATTTGATAATTTGAGGAATAGACAAATGTCTAAAACTTTATCTGCTGTAGCAGTAACAGAGTTTGACAGCATGGTGAAACATGCCTACCAAGGTATGGGCTTGCTGAAGAATTCCGTCACTGTCCGAAATAACGTTGTAGGTGATACCTACAAATTCCGTCGTCAAGGCAAAGGCCTTGCTAACCAAAAATCAACTTCTGACCTCGTCACTCCAATGGATGTGTCTCATGAGTTCAAGACGGCAACTTTGTCGAACTGGAACGCACCTGAGTACACTGACATCTTTGACCAAGCTGACGTTAACTTCGATGAGAAACAAGAACTGGCAATGACTATTGCTGGCGCTTTGGGTCGTCGTTGTGACCAGCTAGTTATCGATGCTATGGATGCCTCTACTCCGCTGACCACTACGGTTCCTGCTGGAGCGGCAAACCTTACTATTGCTAAGGTTATTCAGGCTCAAGTTGAACTGCGTGACCAAGGTGTACCCAACACTGAACTGTTTGCTGCTATTGAAGCAGAGGGTTTGGGTGGACTTTTGAACGATGAGAAGGCAACTTCTGCTGACTATCAAGCTATCAAGGCACTTGTTTCTGGTGAAGTAAACACTCTTGTAGGGTTTAACTTTATCGTTATCGAAACTCGCGTTGAAGGTGGATTGACTGAAGCTGGCAACATTGTTGACTCTTGGTTCTATCAGCGTCCTGCTGTTGGTTTAGCTGTCGGCATTGACATGAAAACTGAAATCAACTGGATTCCTGAACGTACTTCTTGGTTAAGCAATGGTATGTTGAAAGGTGGCTCTGTCGTTCGCGACGAGGGTGGTCTGGTTAAAGTTCAATACGACAAAACTGCATAAGGAGATCCATCATGGCTTTTGCAAGAACAGGTTTATGCCGCATTGGCGGTTCAGGAACAGGTGGAAGCACTTGGCAGTATACTTCTACTGATGCCAAAGGTGATGTTGATAACGCAGATTATTTTCTTGCGGCTATCAGCGAGCTAGCTCTGGGAGATCTTATTATCTGCAAGGATACAAGCACTCCTGCTACTCCAGTAGTAACTATTACTTATATCAAAGCAAATAATGGTACAACCATTACTGCGGCGGCTGGTACTACAATTACAGCATAAGTAATTTGGGGGTCTACGGGCCCCCTCTCTTCAGAGTAATGATATGGCAACTAAAATTGATTTAGTTAGTGCTGCGTTAGTCTTAATAGGCGATACGCCAATTAATTCACTGATCGGTAACTCTCGAGCGCAACAAGTTGCTAATGCCCTTTACGATAGTATAGTCAAGAATGAACTGACCAAGCATCGGTGGGGGTTCGCTAGGGCCAAGGCTCAACTAGCACTCACTACTGAGGTGCCTGTCGATCAAGAATGGCAATCAATCTACCAGCTACCTGCTGATATTTTGTTCCTCATCAAGTTGTATCCTAGTGTCAACTATCAGATATATGGCAACAAAGTGTATACCAATAATACTGGGCCGCTTTATTGCGACTATATTTATGATGTTCCTGAAGCTAATTGGCCTTTTTATTTCTCCAAGATGATCGAGTACGCACTGGCTAAAGACTTCGCTACTAGCATTAGGGATAGCTCTGCGTCCAGAGTTGAGATGTCTGCNGAGTACGTTAATGCTTCTAGGATGGCTCGATACACTGANTCNCAACANTACCCAATAACTCCCATTACAAGTAACCCATTTGTTAATGTGAGGTACTAGTGGCTAAGTCACGATTTCTCCAGAATAACTTCGTCAGTGGCGAGTTATCACCTTTACTGCGTGGCCGTACTGACATCAATCAGTATTACCAAGGATTGCAGACCGCTAAGAATGTGGTATTGGTTCCTCAAGGTGGCGTTAAGAGAAGACCTGGCACCCAACATATTGACACGGTGCTGAATAAGCTAGAGCGACTCACAGCACAGAACCCAGCTATGCCTAGTGGTGGTACTGGATCGGTCATTAATGATGGCGATGACGCAACTACTTCATCTACTACGGCAGCAATAGGCACAACAAATCCATACGTTGTTGCTTACTATGATCGTACTGCTTCTCCTGTATTAAAGACTACGGCAGTATTTGCGGATCTGCGGCAGATTAGCTTGTCTACTGGATCATCTAGCGAGTTCGTTATACAGGATTCTGCTAATGGATTGTCATGGACTACGGTCGGTACTGTTCCACTCATAGGGACTAACCCGCAAAACTTTAGAATCGCTATCGGTTCGGCAGAAAGGTGGGTAAGGCTAGCTAGAGTTGGCGCAACTGATCTGGGCGCTGCCACAGTCACACTGGCTGAGTTCAATCTAATCACCCAGACAACTACAGCGGGTGTACCGTCAGAGTCCAAGCTAGTAGATTTTAGCGTCACTACAGACCGAAACTATTTACTGTCGATCACAGATAACAACGTCCGTATATTCAAGAATCCAGGCACCCATGTCGCAGATGTACGGGTTCCGTTTACTGCTGCACAGGTCTCTACTGTACGAGATACGCAGACAGAAAGCGTGATGCTGTTCTTTCATGAGGACGTACCATCACAGAGACTGATTAATCTAGGCACAGATACGGATTGGTTCTTGGACGAGGTGCCATTTACTAATGTGCCTACCTATGACTTTGATGATGATCTGAGTCCTACACCTGTTACCGATGTGCAGAGTATTAACTTCCATACTGGATTCGTATCTGGTGATCAGTATCAGATAGATGTTGAAGGCGTATTGTCTAAAAACATTACCTATGCAGGTGATACGACTGCGGATGAGCAAAACTCTACCATATTCAATATGCAGAGAAATCTGCAAGATATGCCTGTATACGGTGAAACTGGTGTAACGGT